ACAATCTAACCTTTATCCTTTTTAGGGGGTGCAAAACCCCATCGGGGTGTGCATCTCAAATCCTAATGTAACTTCTTTTATTATAACACAGAAACACCAAAAAGACGTGCCGAATTGACACGTCCTTATCTTCTATAAATCAATCTGTACGCCATTTTTGAAAGTTAGGCTGATTTTCTTACCCACTTTGATGTCTAGTCTCTCAACACTAGTCTGCCAGAGTTCTTGGTTGAAATCTGTGCTGAGGTCGCCCTGCTGCTTAAGTTGTCGAATAAAACCATCTAGGCTGAGCCTCTTACTTTTCTGATCTTCTAAGGCTGAAGTCGCTTCCTGCAACTCTTTCTGTTTTTCTTGGTAGGCTATTACTAGGGTATCGTACTGCTCTTGGTAAAGCTCTTGATTCTGAGCCTTTCTTGCATTTCTATCAACCAAGTCCTCAATGTCTTGGCGAATGGTTTCAAGTTTCCTCTCCAATTCATCAATCGTATCTTCAAGTGGCGAGGTATCTTTTGCCATTTCAATTAAGAGTTCTGTATTAGCCATAATCTCCTCTCGATTGCTGAGGAGTTGATTTATTGCTGATAGGAACCATGCTTTAATTTCTTCCTCCGTCACATGAGGTGTCTGACATTTATGCTCACCTTTGTACTTGGCATTGCACTGATAAATGGTTCGCTTATACTTGCTGGTAGAATGCCACACCTTGCTCCCAAAGGCTGACCCACATGAACCGCAGATAAGTCTCCCTGTAAAGATGTTACTAGATTGCCGTTTCTTCTCTAGCTTATCCAATTCAACCTGAACCAAATCAAAGACTTCACGTTTGATAATGGCTTCATGGTTGTTCTCTACATAATATTGAGGCAACTCACCTTCGTTTGGTTTGATGCTCTTCGTCAAGAAATCAGTTGTAAAACTTTTCTGAAGAAGGGCATCACCCTTATATTTTTCATTCCGAAGCATACGTTTTACCGTGCCATAGCTCCACTTCCTTTTCCCTTGTGGGGTTGGAATGCCTTGGGCGGTCAACTCTCTCGCAATTTTATTGGGATTATTCCCTAGTAGACATTGGTGGAAAATGTATCTTACAATTTTTGCTTCCTCTGGATCAATCTCAAAGCCACCAGTGTCACTTTTCTTAAAACCAAGAACTTGGCTGTAAGAAAAGGTCACTTGCCCTTCTGCCAACTGGCGTCGTCTTCCCCATGTCACGTTCTCTGAAATCGAGCGACTCTCCTCCTGAGCAAGGCTTGACATGATGGTAATCAAAAGCTCCCCTTTGGAGTCAAAAGTCCAAATGTTCTCCTTCTCAAAATAGATTTCAACACCTACTTCCTTGAGCTTTCGAACCGTTGAGAGGGAGTCAACTGTGTTTCTGGCAAATCGACTGACCGACTTCGTTAGGATAAGGTCTAGCTTCCCGTCAAGAGCATCTTCAACCATTTCTTGAAACCCAAGTCTCTTTTTGGTGTTTGTTCCACTAATCCCTTCATCGGAATACATCTTGACAAATTCCCAATCCGAACGACTGTTGATGTAGTCTGTGTAGTATGTCATCTGTGCTTCATAAGAAGTTGTCTGGTCTTCATGGTCAGTTGATACCCTGGCATAACCCGCCACTCGTCGTTTAGTAAAACTCGGCAGGTCAATCTTATGGGTTACTTGTTTGGCTGGTTCTATCGTGATGACTTTTTTCATTTCTACCGTCCTTTCCGAATGGTGGCGTGTTTTTCTTCTCCATTTCTATAGGTAGCTTTGGCTTCATTGGTCACGCTATTGAAAGAAATATGGTGAATATCTTCTGTCTTTAAGGTCTCACCAAAAGCTTGAAAGAGTTGTTTTTCTGTAATGGTACGTCCTAAACAGGCATCAACACCCTTGGCATCTCTTGTCCTGCAGTAATACCTCACTCGCTTTTCCTGATTGAATTTGGTTTCTACGGTCAGAAGCATGTCTAAACCGCAGTGGTCACAATAGACTTTGCCATTGAGTTTGGCTATTGCTTCATGTTTTGAAGTCCGTCTCTTCGCACGTCGTTTCTTTTCTTGATTGACCTGTTGGAAATACTCCGGTGTCACAATAGCTTCATGGGCATTCTCAACGATATACTTTGCCATCTGACCATCATTCGGAATGGACCGAGTGCCAAAATGATTTCGAAATGTCTTCTGTAAAATCAATCGTCCACAGTAAGCTTCTTGGTCAAACATGTTATAGATGACTCGTTTAGTGAAGCGATTGCCTAGTCTTGTTCTCTCACCCCTATCATCAAGCTTCTTAGCTATCTTTGGGGCTGAATCACCTGCCATGTACCATTCGAAAACCTGTCTAACAATAGAGGCTTCATGAGGTTCAATCACATACTCTTCGCCATTCCATCGATAGCCAAAGATATCTTGGGGAATATAAGGTTTCCCTTCTTCAAAACGTTTCTTCACTCGCCATCTAACATTTTGACTGATAGACTGTGATTCCTCTTGAGCCATGGAGGTAAGTAGGGTTAAAAGCAACTCCCCTTCAGCAGTTAAGGTGTCAATGTTCTCCTTTTCAAAGCGAACACTGATACCAAGTCGCTTCAACTCACGAACGGTTTCCAAAAGCTCCACCGTATTTCGCCCAAAGCGTGAAATAGATTTGGTTAAAATAAGGTCTATCTTACCCTTGCGGCAATCTTCAAGTAAATTTTGAAAGTCTTGTCTATGGGCTTGACTGCGACCGCTAATAGCTGAGTCACTATAAACGCCCACATAATCCCATTCAGGATTTTCCTGTATCAATTGGCTGTAGTGACTCACTTGATTGGATAGGGACTGAAGTAAGCTTGTATGCGAAACCCTAGTGTAGGCTGCCGCCCTTAACTTTTTAATGGCAGTTCCCTTTTGGGCTTGTATCGTTTTGATTTGTTTCATTGATACATCTCCTTTCGCTACTATATATCACTCTAAAGCCCTTATTTATCAAGTCTTTAGGCCACTAATTGACTCATAAAAGGCTCATATTTTTCGAGCATTTTAGCCTTGAATGCTTGGAAATCAGCTTCAGAAATCAGCCCTTCAGATAGAAGCTGCTTAGCCTGTGCCATGGTAATCTGGTAGGTAAGTTCTCGTTGAAAGTCTTGTTCTGTCATCTCTTGTCTCCAAATCTAGCAGTCATATAGCACTTGCGACCACAGTATTTCCTCTTGGGATTAGCGTAGGAGGTAAACGTCATCCCACAAGACACACAGACATGTTCGGTATAAGCCTGTCGATTGACTTCCTCCAAATGGCTGTTCCACCAAGTTTGACGACAGGATGTACTACAAAAGCGTTTCTTTTTCTTACCGTCAATATGCGTCAAAACACGACCACAAGCATGACAGTAATCTGGTAAAATCTCATCTGTTTTCTCACCAGTCTTAATCGCCTCACGTCGACAAAATGACTTTATGGTGTTAGAAGATAAACTAAGTTTTATACCAATGGCTTTATAGCCAAGTCCTTGTTCTCGTAAATAGACAATAGCTGTTTTTTGTTCTGGGGTCATGACATTCCTCCTTCTATCTACTAGGGGAAGATAGTGAGGATTTAGTCCAACTTTTGAAGAAAAAAAGCAAAAAGAAAAAGCCTGATGTTTCCACCAGGCTAAAGAACCATTATCCTAATCTAAACCAACCGATAACTTTTCCAAGTTTGACGGTGCCACTCGCATCATAAAGTGAGCCATCTGCCATCCAGACACGCTTCACTCGACGGGTAATACCGCCACCACCAATTTCCAATTGATCGTTAATGCCATTCTTGTTGTGATCAGAGTAGCCATCGACATTCTGCTCAACTCCATCAATGCTTGTACCGTCTGAATCTGTGATACAAATACCGATGTGACCATAGGGATGACTGTCCGTCTTAATGACATAGAAATCACCAGCTTTAGGGTTAACTCCCCAGGCATCCTTAATGACTGTGAAACCATTGGCCTTTGCCTTGGTTAAGCAATCAATGGCATTGGTGTAAGCCATATCCTTATCGGTCAATTCTTGCACAATCTTATCCACCAAACTGACGCATTGTCCACCATAAGGGTTGGTAGGAACAGTCACTTTCTGTCCAACCTTAGACAGGGCTGACGCAACCGCACGTTGGGCAAGGCTTGTCGCCACTGCCTTGACGGAGCTAGTCGCCTTATGAACTTTCAAGGTCTGACCAATCTTTAAGACATCTGTTTTCTTCAAGCCATTCAAAGCTAACAGCTTATCAACCGTTGTCCCAAATTTCCGTGCAATCCCCCAATAGCTATCTCCTTTTTGAGCCGTATAGGTCTGTTCCGAATGACCAAGGCTGGTTCCTTCCACATCCTGCTCCAGTACCCAAGATTTAATCCCTTCAAGCAGGTAGGCTCTCTTACTATGAGATTGGTTTACCGCTTTGACTTGGAGGATTTTGTAGGTGCGACCCTTGACCCAATTCGCAATCGCTTGACCCGTTTGGTAATGAGTCGCATGACCAAGCACACGAACACTATCCCCAACGTGATAAACAGGGCTGGTAGAAGAATGGGACTGTCCTCCTTGCTTACTGGGGGTGGCAGAGACTACTGTCTTCACCTCCTCTTGGGTAATGGCAGAGACAAGACCTTTGGCCAGCTCTTCCTTCTTATTCTCAAAGATAGTCATGTCTTCTTCGTTATCGATAAAGGCAATCTCCACTAAGCGGTAAGTGTAACCACGGTTCTTGGCTTCGTTGGCATTATAGAGCCAATCCACCTTCTTAATCCCACGGTTTTGGAAATGACGGCTCAGAACAGCTAAAATGGCTAAATCCTCCTTATCTGCCGTCAAAGAGGACTGAATAAGGACTTCCGTCCCTCGTGCCGCGCCATTAAAGGCATTGAAATGAAGCTCGGTAATCGAGTCATAGCCCTTACCAAGGCTTGCCAGTGACTTATAATCATAAACGTTTTGGTCAGTGATATAATCGATATTTTTGCCGCTGTACTTGGACATGAGTTTAGCCAACTCACGAACCTTACCAGCTTCTGTAATGCCACGTTTGGTATTAACTGCTCCTGGATCATAGGTGCTGCGTCCTTGCCCATGTCCACAAATCACTAGATGTTTTCCCATGTTAATCTCCTTCTTTCTCGTTGAATTGTTTTAAAAGTGCTTGTAGTTTCTCTGGGATAGGTAAGCCAATCCGCACCGCATTTTCCAAGATACTCAAGCCTTCATTACTCAAGTAAAAGAAAATCACCATGGTGCGAATCGTCCCACCCTGTTTGATGATTTCAGTATCAATGAGGTGTCCCACGGATACTAAAAAGAGAATGGCTATCTTTTTGAAGATACCCTTGAAACCAATGCTGCTGGAGAGTTTCTTCTGGACAACTGCCGCAAAAACTCCCGTCACATAATCAATGATGAGAAAAATAAAAAGGGCATATAAGACCCCATCAACTTCTCCAAAAATAGAACCGATAAGTCCTCCAATCGCTGAAAAGAGGACTTTATTTGTTGCCAGTAATTCTTTCATAATGACACTTTCCTTTCTTATGCTGTTCTACGCCAACGGTAAATCGTGACGTAAGGTTGTAAGTTGTTATGTGGTTTTCCACCACCAGTGTTTCCTGTGTTATTCCCTTGAGGGTAAAGACTAGAGCTACCGTCTGAAGAATGGTCACGACGAATAGCTCCTGAGCCATTGTTAGCTGTTACATATTGGGCGTGAGAATGAGATGGCATCTCATCAATCGTCAAGGTATGCGTCTTACTACCGCCTGACAGATTAACGCTATTAAACTCACTTTCATTCTCAGACACACCAACTAAGACTCGTCCGTTTCCAAACCGCTCCCAAGTCCCACCCATAATGGTGGCTGGACTAGTGCTTGACGTGGATTCGTAAATGACACCCACTGGGTAGAAAATATCAAGAAGTTTCTTATTCTTCATATAAATCTCACCGTCAAAATAAGCAGGTAAACTCCCATCAACATCAAGCACCCCTCTTGTCCATGCTTTGCCTATCCCCATACCTGATGGACTTAAGCCGTAGACAACCTTTTCTGGACCAATGGTAAATTCAAAGGTCGTGGAGTAAAAGAGGTCTGCTAGCGTTCCAATAATGGTATAGGATTTCGTAGTATCATAGGCGCCACCTAAAATAGCTTGGAAATCTGTTTTTGTGTGTTCCGTTGTCGACGTCCAGTTGGCAGCACCACCAGCGTTTGTGACCTTCTGGCCACTTGTCAAATCAACCACTTCCCATGTCAAGGTTGCCTTGTTCTTTTGGACACTATTGATGGTTAAAGGGGCAATCTTAAGCTTTCGTGTGACTGTCACCTGATTCATACTAGAACCAGCACGAACGGCTGAGAATGAGAAGATAGGCTTGAAATACTCTAATAGGGTTATCTCCACTTCTTTTCGAGCACTTTGTCGCCCTCTCGAATCAGTCACATAGGCAGAGACCTTAGCACGAACAATCCAGTTGACACCACCCAAAAGACCGTTATTATTCGTTGCCACATTAGGTAGTTGAACCCACTGATTGTTCTCAAACTTAAAGACCTCTGCACGATAACCCGTCGAAGGAATGGTCGAGCCGTAAATGCCTGCTGCTTGATTGAAGGTCACTTTAGGGTTGGACACCAACTGGGCAAAGCTTGTGCCAGTGAGGATTGTTTTCGCAGTGACATGGGATTCTGAAACAGAAATACTGCCCAAGGTTGGAACAACTGACGTCGGTAGGTTGAGGGTAATGGGAATTGTCATAGAACCTATTGTCTTACCACCATAGATAGTGGCTAGTGTTAAATGCCCATTACCTGAGGTGCTATTTGGAATCTGAGTAGCCAACTGTGAAATCGAAGGCGTCCAAGTTACAGAAGTCGCAATGCCTGTTCCAATCGTGCCACTTAGACTCCCAAAATGCCAGGTCATGTTATGGGTAAAATCACTACTGGCACACTTAATCGTAATGGTTACAGCTTGCCCCATCATATTCCCTGACACCGTGGCACTGGATGACCGTGGAATATCACTTAAACGTAGTGATTGTGACCCCGTATTTAAGGTGCCAGGCGACCACCCACCAGACCCAGAGAAAGTCGCAGAAAAACTGATCGTTTTTGACCCATTCGAATCATGTGGCACAGTGATGGTCTTATCAATTAAGTGGAGGGAACTATGTGCCGTGTACATATCTGGTCGCCCTGACCAAGAAAGCGTCTGACCATTGATGGACACATTCGCCCTACAGTCATACATCCCAAAGGTCGTATAACCATTCTTTAGCCAGAGTTGGACTCGAACAGTAGACGTATTATTAGCGGTTGAAGTTCCTGTTTCTTCCACTCGTAAAAGCAGGGTATAGCCCCTATCATTATTTGAACCATAATCTCCCATAAGGCCTCCTTTCTACTTGGCATCAATAAAACGACAAACCAGATGCTTGGCATTATGCCTTGCGGCTTCTAGTCGATAATAACCAACCTGTAAGGTCTCCACAAAGACCCCGTGATGGATTTTAATGACACCAGCTGTAACCGTCATGACGGCATTCCCAGCTGACTTAATCATCATCCCTTGTGGGGTTAATTCGATATACTCAGAGTTATCCTTCTTACCAATAATCACCCCATTATCACCAGCTCTCAGATAGGTATTGACAAAGTTAAGCAAGAGACTATTAGCTTTCAAGTCTGCTTCGATGGCTGCTATACGAGCTGTATTATCAATAAAGTCTTGTTTAAATTGTGCAAGGACAGCTTCATTATTTTTCTCAAACTCTTTATAAGACTTGAGCCAATCGGCCACTTCTTTTGCCAAAGCTCTCGCCTCAAGGTCTACTCGGAGAGATTCTGTCTTTTCAGTCAGAACATCTAGCTGTTGTTTCATGAACTCATTATCAGCCTTGGCATCAATCTGAGCGATGAGATCATTCAAAGAAGGTCCAGGCGCTGAAGCAACGTTTCCATCTTCCAATTGAACATTTCGAAGATAAACCACATCTCCTACTGACCACGAACCTGACTTTAAGTAAAAGATATAAGAATAGTACTGATAACTACTTACTTTCCATGAAGAAACAAACCTTTGCCAATCTGTTGTGACGTTGTAAGCTTTCGTTCCACCGAGTTCACAACCCATATTGAGTGTGACAGATTTTGAACACTTAAGATCAATCGAAAAAGTCATGTTAGTACTAATTCGACTTCTTAAATCATAGAAGTTCCGATGAAAACCACCTGTACCTGCTTTGGTACAGGTCATCTTCACAGTCACGCCACTGACAGAACTCGTATCTTCATCTACCTCCTTCTTCCACTCAGAGGTTACTGATGAAAAGGTCGTCGCTTTCATGGCATAATCGTCAATGTAATTGCGACCACCCAGTTCCGTTCCCTCAAAAAAGGAAGACCATGTATAGTCACTGGGATTAGTTGAACAGGTTACACTAAACTAGACAGAATTTATAAAGTGTTCTACACTAAAGAAAATAGGAGAAAAACTATGTCTAGAAAAATTCGCCGTTACTTCACAGATGACTTCAAACAACAAATCGTTGACTTGCACAATGCAGGTAGAAAACGCAGTGAACTGATCAAAGAATATGATTTAAGGCCCTCAACCTTCGATAAGTGGGTTAAACAAGCAAGAACAACTGGTTCCTTTAAAACTGTCGATAATCTGACAGATGAACAACGTGAGTTGATAGAACTCAGAAAACGAAATAAAGAACTCGAAATGCAATTAGACATCCTAAAGCAA